CGCTCTAAACAGATACATTATAATCCCCGCTCCGCTGGCCCCTTAGCTCAGTGGTTAGAGCAGGCGACTCATAATCGCTTGGTCGCTGGTTCAAACCCAGCAGGGGCCACCAAATTTAGTGATAAAAATCATGAAGTTAAGCCACCTGTTGAGGTGGCTTTTTTGTTTCCTAAATGCACCATTGGCAGCAAAATGGCAGCAGGTTTTTCCATTCACTATCCTGTGGCCTGTCAAACTGCCTCGGCTTCCTGATTTCTTTAACTCCCTTAGGAAATCAATCATGCGAAGTGATTTTTACTATGGTGTGGGCAGTTAGACCATGGCCAATGTTATGATGGTTTTATCCACCGTTTTGTGCGAAATTTGTCACTTATAACTTTGTGATTGTTAAATCACTATGATGTAGAAAATAGAAGTTAATTAAATGAATTAGTATCTAATGCTTTTTATTTAGGTCAAAGACAATGAAAATAGAAAGAAAACATATGATCAGCATTCTTGGCTTACTCTTAGCAGGATGTGGTGCATTGCTTGTTGCAAAAATAATTGGTATGTCAGGTATAAAAAATACATTCCTTACATCATTCTTTGGGGTTTTAATTGGTTTTGTATGTCGCGAACTTTTTAAAAAATCGGTAAAACACATACAGGACTTAGAGGGTATACAAATTAAAAACCTTCGTGAAAAAAATAAAAAACTGCTCAAAGAGAAAGATGAACTACAAAACAAAACCTCCCTTAAAATAATTAACGCAGGAAGTGCAGCGGTAATAATTAGCTTATCCATCAGCAAGAAAATTGAAAAAAAGATAGCAGAAAACAAAAACCAAACTGTTGTTAATCTTTTCCTTTTGAGTGAAAAAAAATCTCTTTTAATTTCTAAGTTCATAGCAATGATATTGCTTATGCTTGGAGTTTTAGCTATGATTTGGCTAGATCTCGGACCAACTTGTTTGCTACCGGGAGGGATTCTATACTGCTTATTAGAATTCAAAGAAAGAATACTTACATATCGAGTTGTTAACGGTTTTTTTGGTGCCAATGCAGCAGAGGCATTGGCACTCATAAAATTTATACACGAAAACATTGACGATATTGGTAATAATAGCGATGGGGGGAAGAGGAAAATCCTCAATGATGAAATAAAACCTCAACCTGAGTCAGCTTCTTTACCTAGCGAGGTTCAACATGGCTGATATGGACCTTGTAACAAAGAGAATTAATGCTGCTCTGAATATTGTTCTCTTCAGCTATCCTAAACGGACATCTTTTGGCTTATTGATCGGCTTTGTTCCGTTAATATTAATTCACACATTCAAAAGTAATATCGAAGCGAAGGGCATTAGTATTGATTGGCTTCATTACTTAGCTTGTGAGCTTATTGGAGTTTTACTAATGAACCTAAAATCAATATATGAAGCCTTTGAAGGTAGCTCAATTGACGAAGCATTTAGTAACACCCTTAAGTCTATTGAGAAAAACACGACTTTATCAAATCAAGAAAAAAGAGAACTTATAACTAAAACTTTAGCAGCTCAAATAGATAGTCTTTCAACTGATCAAGTTGAAAAAGTACAAAAGCAAATCATTGAAAAGTAAAATTTTCCTGCCCCTGTCTACTATACAGGGGCAGTTTTCCTGTCAAAGTTGATGCATTTATATCGATGATCATATCTTGGGCAAAGTCGCTGCCCGTACTGAGTACTTTTAAAGGCAAAATATGGCGATTAGCAAATTACCCAACGGGAAATGGCAAGCTCAGGTATTCCCGAACGGCCGAGACGGCAAAAGGATACGTCGCCAATTGCAACCAAAGGCGAAGCGCAGTCTTTTGAGAAGTTTGTGAAAGATCAGGCTCAGGATAAGCCTTGGCCGGGAGATAAAACAGATAAGCGTCAGGTAATAGAACTGGTTGAATTGTGGTTCTGCATGGCATCACCTTGGCGGATGGCAAGAAGCGGCGAACCACAATGGCGTTCGCCTGCAAGGCAATGGGTAACCCGCTTGCAACCGAGTTTAACGCGATAATATTTGCGTCTTATCGCGAGCAGCAGTTAAGCGGAAAAATCATCCGCTCGAGTCGGGTAAAGATGGTTACGCCTCGTACGGTAAATTTAGAGCTGGCATATTTCCGGGCGATGTTTACCGAGCTACGCCGGTTGGACGAACGGACCGCTCTAAATCCGTTAGAGAACGTGTGCGAGTTTAAAAATCAGTGAGTCGGAAATGGCGTATCTCAATATTGAGGAAATCAAAACCCTCCTCTCCGAATATGCGAACAGCCGATCCAAAGACTTGACGACCATTGTGAAAATCTGTTTGGCAACTGGCACGATGGAGTGAGGCCGAAGGCTTCTATACCGTACTACCTGTTTATCAAAATTCACTACTAGATGATGAAATAGCAAAAAAGACTCTTAAAATTGAAAAAAAAGACAAAAAACTTTTCAACCTTAATGAAACTTTGAATGATAAGCTGAAAGAATTAGACCAGCTTTCGAAAGAATTTAATCAAGCAAAAAATGAAGCAAATTCAACCAAATCTACTTTAAAAGTAGCACAAGGAAAACTCTCTGAGCAATATTCTGAACTTAGGGTTCATCTATTATCGCAATTCATGTCTTTAGCTTGCTCCAAATGTTATAAGTTGCTGTCAAACTCTAAAAACCTATCACAATGTTTTAGTAAAATTGCTGACTCTACTAATATTCGCGGACTCAATAAAAAAGACAAAGATAAACTCCGAAGAACTATTTCTCAAGAGATCCCGAAATTAATTATAGATTATTCTAACAGGAAAGAAGAGCTAGATTATGTTTTGAGAAAATTAGATAAAAAGACTCTAATTACAGATAAAGAATGTGAATTTAATAAGTTAAAACATGAATACAAGGATAGGTTCCAAAAAATCAATATTGATCGTGAGTGTGGAAACAAAAAGAGAATTAGAAAACAAAGCCTTTGATTTAAAAATGAAGTTTATTTTCGCCGATCAAATTTGATGTCAAAATACTTAGAAGATATAGCCCAAAAAAGATTATATTGATTGTTAAACTGTAAACAGAGGGAGACATTGATACCCTCTGTTTTTTAGACGTATGAATTAAAGATAGTCCTTCCCGAAATCCTCCGCCTTACCAAGAGACGGCCTTACTCTTTCAATTATTTCCTGACAAGAAGCAATATCATCTTGCAAAGCTTTAATTGCCTTCCCCTTAATATTAGGTATATTATTAAATTTTCCTTTCATCATACCTTCAGCTCCAAATGCTCCCCATTCACCAGCAGTGCAGACATGAGTGATGAGTTCAAAACAACTTGCGTTATCCATCAAAATTGAGATGTCTTCATCGTATGAACTGGCACTCTGAGCAAAAGAATTCGCTTCAGAAAAAGTTGAAGAACCTGCTTGTGCAAAAATTGATTTTATGAGTTTCTGCCTAGCCCACTCATGACCTTTAACGTACTTCATTAATAACGGGCTAAGCTTATACTTTTCAAGAACATCTTCAACATTAGATTTGAAATACTTGTCAATAATTGCTTTATCCAATCCAAGAACATTATTGATAATCTGGATAGGGTGTTTGAGATAAGTATGTTGATCCGAAGATTTTGTTGACGAAATTGTATCTTCAATCATTTTATTTAATCTCAAATAAACGATATCTTCAACATCCTTCAGCAAATTACCATTGGTTGAAATACACTCCATAACACATTGCCTTTTACTTTCATCGGTGCTGCACTCAATAATTATTTGTTTTTTTATTTGTTCAAGCACATCATTATTTAGTGGTTTAAAAGACAATCCTAAAAGATACCGCTTAGCATTAATTTTGATCTGCTCATTAGCATTATCTAAAGCTTCGAGTAATTTTCTCAAAAGATAGGAGTATCCATCATGATGCAAGTTTTTAACACCGTCATTCACCACTGTAGCGTGATCTTGAATATTTGAAGTAGGGAATAAGTATGAATTAGTTAACTTTGATAATATTTGGTCGGCAACTTGAGTTGTTGATAGGACTGGCTTTGAAAGAAATCTGTGTATTGTTTCAGAATAAACATACCTAGCTTCTTCAGCTGTAGGTTTATGACCTGAAGGATGTGCAGCTTTATTTCTAAGAGTTCTTAAAACCGTTAGAAAATCAGCGTCAATTTCCGTTATTATTTTCTCTGACTTTAATTTATTAAGCAAATCATTCTCATATACTTTCTGCTCATCTCTTTTTTTTGATATTTCTGAAAAGATCGCTCTCGCAACTCTATTTGTAGTGGCCATCCCGTCCAATTTTTTAAATAGGTCTTCAAAAATGGCAATAAAAGAAAGCACTACGCAGGCTCGATGTGCTCCAGTCATGTAACATGTTAGGGCTTCTCGCATGTATTCTTTAAGCTCAACATCTACAATATCGCTAATGAGCTCTTCCATATCCCTTAAACTTGACATAATTACTCCTTGTGATTAATGTTTGATTCTAATTTAGAAAATGTGTAGATGGTAAAAAACCAAAACTAATATCGGCAAGTTTTGATATTTTTTTAGTTTTTTTTATTATATTTGATGGCTATCAACATTTCTACTATGCTTAGTTGAACACATATTAGTGGCAGCAGAGCTCAACGCTATGTGCCATTTTTCATCACTATATGGCCTAAAGAAAACATAAAAATTAGTAAGTTACTGATTTAACTCGCTTCAAATTGGAACTCATAATCGCTTGGTCGCTGGTTCAAACCCAGCAGGGGCCACTAAATTATCAAAGACTTACATAAGTAGCTTCAGTTAAGCTAGTTTTCCGAGATACTTAACTTATAGGATACTCGCCTAGAGTAGCTCAAAGAAGTACTTTCCTCATCCTATATTTAGTCAATCTCGTTGCGTTAAGCTGTTTTACCCACAAGGCTATGTAACGTTAGTTTACCTGTGGCATAAAGCTGCTCAGCAAATGAAATGTCCGCTTTGAGCGAGGCCCAGACAATGCTAACGGCATTCTGTGTGAATCAATAGGGAGCAAACTACTTACAAGCAGGGGTTAGTGAACATTTTATGAAAACGTACTGATATCTGATGCATAGTTAAGCCCTCACTTTTCCAGCAAAAAGATAATTGTGATGTTTGCATCGCTGATTTAAACCATTCGGGGCTGCCAACCTGCATACTACCCTACCGGCAGAGCACATTACTATTAGCACGTTTCGAATGAGATGAGCAGAAATTGCAAAGCGGGTCGCTCACCCACGTGGCTGTTTGACGGAAAGCGCTAGCTGCGCTAAAGCTGCAACGCCTGATACGGCAGCCGTCGCGTGCTGGCTGGTTAGCTCAACCATCATGGAGCCATCAAAGGCGCGGGGTATGTTCAAAAAACTAAGGCGGATGCGCGGTTTCCAGCGGCTCAGCGCCGTGTACGCCGCCGCCATCACCTGAAGGCACACTACGTTGTTCTACAGCTGGTCAATCAGCACCGACAGCAGCGAACCGTATTCACAACATCCGATTCGGCTGCCTTCCGACGTGATCAGGGTGTCGTGCACGCTCTGATGAATGTGTTCGGTGTAAGTGATGGCTGCGCCAGTGTCGCGGTTCATGCTGAGATACATTATTGCGGGCCTCCGGATATATCGCCGCCGGCTTTCACTTTGTCGTGTGTGTGCTTATTAGCAATCACGCCGTTTGAACTCATATCGCCGCCGCCCTGCGACATTGCGCCGTTCATTATGGTCTGGCTGTTCATCAGCATCTGGCTGGCATCAACGCCCAGCTGATCGGTTATCAACTGAATGCCGTCGGCGGCCTCGATGCGCACGTTTCTGATGTACTTAATTAGCCGCTGGCCGGTGTCCGGCTTGTACTGAAACCAACTACCTTCGTTGAACCGGTGGTACTGCCGTTTTCTGAATAATCGGGCGGCGAGAAGGAGTCGGAATAAATGGCCGGTAGCGCAAAGGCGGTTTCGAGATTGCCGCTGAGGCTCAGAAGCACAACCTACTCGCCCACGCTGGGCTTCAACCATCTTTGGGTATACCCGGCACAGAAGGTGAGCCAGTTAATCCAGTTGGTTTCAAGCTCGCCCGTTTTCACCCGGCATAGCCAGTTGTCCGAGTTCACATCGGACACAATGCCGGTGCGGATCAGGTTGGTGATAAGACGCATGATTTCAACGAATTCAGTATTCATAAGAATAGCTTGCGTTGAAAGTCTAGCTATGGCATGTATATATATTTGATGGATGACCCAATATCAAGGGGGCATAAATGCGATTGGTTCTTAACTTACCCAACAGATTAATTTTCTCTTTAACCCTTATAGTTTCGTGCCTTTTTTTTGTTTTTAGTGTTACTCCTTCAGACTTCAAACTTGAATTTTTCTTAGCAATAATAGGCTTTATACTTTTAACTATCCTATCGGGCATCCGATTAAGAATGGGAAAATTAGAAGCACTTAAAAACATTGTTAATGCTCTATGGAACATTGAAACTGCTTGTGTTTTTTGCTACGGATTTTATTTATTTTATGACTATACTCTTTACGGAATTGAGCAACCGGAAGTTCTTACCGCTTGGGCAAGAAATAATGCAGTAATTTTTTCGACATTGAGTGTAGGCTTAGCTTTTTTGGCAATATTACGCGCATCAATATCCTTAGCAGAAATATTCAAAAATTCAATCGAAAAATCGAAGCCATTAGGGGTAAATATATTGATAAAAGAGTAAAGTTAAAAGTAGATGATAGAAAAACCCAGGATAATCAAACCACTATTTGCATAAAAATTAAAAAACCAACATCAATTAAGATAAGGTTGGAAAAATGAGGGGGAATTCCATATGGGAAAAATTACTTACGAAGGAGAGAGTTTAACATTTATCTCCGTTACCCAAAGAATCGATAATGTTGAGTGTGAAATTACTGTCGAGGATGAAAGTACATGGAAGGAAATAACCATTGCAACGAGAAATAAACTAGCAGCAGACTTAAGAAGTTGGGATTTATTCAATATCGAAATCCTGGATAATTTAAATGCAAGTAAAACATACAAAAAATTGAAATATTGGACGCTATCGTCGGAAACTATTCTATTTCCTCCATGAATTCTGGTAGCAAATTTCAGTTCACTATTCACCCAAAAAATGTAATAAAAAGATACTTTTTTAATGAACTTGACTCAACATTAAGTAATCACATTGATTTTTTCATTAATGACGCGCCGAACATATCACCAAGAATTTCACCATATTGCGACAGTAATGGAAACGTACATCAAAGGAAGCAAAAACCAATTAAAATAACTCTTCCAAACAAAAAGAAAATTTTATCTGACGTTAATTTCTCTTACACCTCGAAGGGTAAAAATTCGAGTCAGTTCGACATCAGGTTTTGAGGGCAAAAATAAATAAAAAGCACAACGTCATTGAAACAATTAATCAAAATTTACTACCGGAGGTAGACAACCTGCTTCTTCTAACATCATTAGCTCATGGTGAAAGAGTTATATGCAGAGGATGGATGTGCTACAAAAATAACAGCATTCTTCAATATTTTAGATGCAACCTAGTAGAGACAAATGATATTCAAAACAATGTTTTCAATGAGATAGTCGCAAGAAGTGAAGTTAATAGATTCCTAAATGAAGCGTCATTAACCTATAATCATTCTGAATATAGAAATGCCATAAAAACTCAATAAACTCATTAATGTACACTAAAGGCATGGTTCTAGAGATGACGTTTCTCGCCTATTTCCAAGCGCTTGAGTCTCTAATACTTACATTCAGGAGAATAAAAAATATCGAACATACCTTGGATACATTAACATTTAAAAAACTACGAGTTATTATTGAAAAGCAGTTAAATGTTGATGTCATACCTGACAAAGAAAAAAGATCTTTAGTCAAGGCTAAAATAATGGAATTAAATCGCCCATCGTTACAGGACACAACTTTAATATTCTTCGGGGAATTAAAAGTGGAAACATCAGACTTATGGCCTCTTTTTGATACAAAAAAAGCAATTGGCTTATCTACATTGAGAAATAAAATAATTCATGGAGATATTTTACCTAAAAGTGTCTTTTCGCACTTAATTTTTGCCAGCGAACACCTGAGAGTTTTGTTGAACCGCGTTTTATTTTGCCTTCTAAAATGGGATTTACTCGCAACCAATATCTCACCTCAAAAACTAAAGTTAATGAACAGTTATTTCGACAATGAAAGGCTTGAGTCTTCACTACAATTAACGAGTGCAGAATTAGGAAAGAAAGTTAATCATTCTGATTAAAAAGACATCAATAATTTCTTTATTTACACCAGTCAAATATCTGGCAGGATATTTAATTACTTTGTCTGATTTATTTTATCTTTTAGCCAGTAATGATGCACTAATGCAATACGTTGAACGTCTTTTTTAAATACTATAACTGCCTCATTATCATCAAGTTGAATAATGAAATACTTCGGCGTTTTCAGCCTCACAAACATTTTGCGACGGATACGACCCGGTTTGGTGCGGGCGGTGACACGTCGTGGCTCCCATGCCATCCCGTCCGGGCTGTGTTGCAGCGTGATGTTATTCTGCTGAATACGTCGCACATCGCGCGCCACTTCACGCAACATCTTTGTTCTGGCGCAGGTTCAAGCGCGACAGCAGCACACTTAGCCATTCCTCAACTTCATGAAGTTCAGCCACGGCGCACCGTTCAGCTTTCCCCAGCATCGTCTGGCGCTGGCGGCTCAGGCACGGCCTCGGCTTACATCACACCGTCAACTTCCTTCAAGATCACAAGCTCCGTCAGGTTCATGTTGATGTCGCAGCTGTCATTGCCGAGAATGTCAGCTTCGAAAAGCCGCTCACGCTCGGTGGAGTGCTGCATGGCGTCCAGCTGGTTGACGCCGAGCCAGAATAAAACGGGTGCCATCAGCAGATTCTGATCGCCGGTAAAATCCATTACTATGACGTTTAAGGTGTAATGGTACTCCCACGAAATCGACTTGGCAGAGATAGCAACTTCAGCGCCATTGTCCACGAACAGGTGCAGACGGTCCGGGTTTTCAGCCACGTAAGGCACGGCGTTTCGCAAGGACTGCGGCTTGTTCATCGTCTTTATCCTGACCTCTGCTTTTTGGTGCTCACCCAAGTTGCATGCGCGTTATTTATAATGTATCCGAAACAGTTATTGCCAGCGCAGGCAAGGCAGCCACGCCCGCTCCGCCCCCATACACTTATCGCCAGAACTCCAAGAGGCGGCGCTGCCGCCATAAAAAAACCCGCTTACGCGGGCTTTGCTTTTTAAACGCCTAAACACTCAGGCGCGAACCTCAGGCTGCTTCTTCGCTATCGCCACCTTTTCGATTTTACCCGGCGTCACAATCATGCCGGTCACGCTCTCGTGCGTCTTAAAGGTGCAGCTGCAGTTGATGTTCTGGCACTGGTTGTAGCGCTCTTTGGTCTCGTTAGAGATGTAGCGGCTACTGCGCGTGTGGGCAGCGCTCTGACACAACGGACAATGCATCATTTGTGAGTTCCTCAGTAGTTGACGCGATGATTATCACCCATACGACTCACAAAAAGCAAATTAATTAACTATTAGTTAGTTAATTCTCTCATATTCCACATCCGTGATATCGTTCTCCAGCTCCAGCGTCGTGGTAAATCCCTCTTTAACGTTCAGATTATGCGTCACCTTGCTGATCACCCAGGCGCTGGCATCTATCACCGCTTTAAAGCCGCTGACCCTGACCGGGGTTTCAGGATAGAGATCCGCGCGCCCGCTCGCCAGCTGAAAGGTAAAGTGAGCCGCGCCGCGCTGTATCTCGTTCCACTTCGCCTGCGCCGCCTGCATCGCCGCCTCTTCGCTGCTAAAAACGTCCGGCAGCACCAGCAGGCTCTCTTTTGCGCCGGAAAGATAATCCCCTTCCGGGTTACCCGTTAACTGCGGCGCGCTTTGCGCATCGGGATGGGCGACCGCAGCATCGTTCGTGGCCTTTGCCTTGCGCTGCATCTGCACCACATGCGTTTTCGCCTCTTTTGTTGAGAGCCATCGCGCCTGCACGCCGCTATAAGTGGTGCG